TGGCAATCATCAACCGCGCAATTGATGCCGATGGCGATGTTGATGCTGGCAATTGCATGGCTTGTGCGATTCCAATGAGCTAGAGCACCATCACAAATCTTGCCTTGATACCTATGATCGATGTATCTGAGAGTCCAGTCAATCATGCGATAGCCATCAAGGTTTCTGTACTTTGTATTTCGCATCTGGCCTAAACCAAAGTGATTGCCGTTTGGATTGATAGCTTCAATTCTCCAATTGCTTTCTTTTGTGATTAGGATGTCAAAGCATTTCATCTCTTGCCAATTAATAATTCTTGAGTGTGCATAGAGTTTCAATGAATCAATGTGTGCTTTCTTTGTTGCATCTTGTGTGGCCTGTGCCGGTGTTGCTGATGCAATACATAGCCCGGCCAATAGCACCAAGCATCGCTTGCGAGCTATCCGCCTCAGCGGCTCGCCCACGAGCATGGAGCGTATCGATAAGGTCAAATACCGGTCAAGTCTGAGCGTGCGCTTGAGCGTGTCCCACAGGCTGTGCATAAAGGTTGTGGATAACTTAATCATGACTTACCCCATCCCGTGCCTTTGAATACAGCTCCAACATCGCTCCAAATGCGTGTCATTGGAATCGCACAAGCCATGCAATTGCCAGCATCAACATCGCCATCGGCATCAATTGCGCGGTTGATGATTGCCATCGTGCCGCATTGATCACATTTGAATTCATAGGTTGCCATCTGAAAGCTCCTCAATCCTGTCATCATCGACAAGCTTGATCCCAAATGTGCCACATCCCATGCATTGGGCAAACCACTCATGCTCTGTGAGTTCAGCACCTTTTTTAAGGCCATGGCGTTGCTTTGCCTTGCCGTAAAGCTTTTTGCAGATCGAACAATCAAATTGAAGGATGTGCATAATTGCTCCTCATCAATGTTTCAATTGGTTGCAAATTGATCTGTGGCACGCTCCAATTGTTTTGTGATTCGTTTCGATAGCGTGGCTTTTTGCACACAGCTACCGGAATCCAGCCAACGATGTGCATTTTTGGTGTGTTGCCTGTGACCAGCACAGCAATGTCACGATCATGGCGATCTGATTCCTGAATCCAAAGGTTTGACTGTGGATTGGGTGACCATTTGACCTCAATGTGCTCACCCACATCGGCCTGAGACTTATCCCATGTGATTCCGGGTTTGTACTCATAACCCAAAGCTTTGGCCACAACCCACTCTGAGGCCATAGATTCAGCGTTTTGCGCCACATACTCAAACCATGACAAATTGCGAACAATTCGTGAGCTGTGATCAGCATCCCGATCCTTGCAATGATCAATGGCAGCAATGAGGCATTGAATCTCCTCCATGCGTGTAATCATCGGCAATCACCACAAAACCAAATGATGTTGTCTGTGCGGTCATAGCCTTTTTGATAGCCAAATTTGTCAAATTTTTTAAGCTGTGAGCATTTATCACATTGATCGATTTTGTATTCCTCAACAATCTCGCCATTGCACATCAATCTGGCGATCATTTGCTGTGGATAGAGGATTTCCACAAAATCGCTCATACTTGTGGCTCCCATTTTCCGGTCGATCGCAATACATACCAGCGTGGTGTGCATTGGGTTGCCTTTGTGCGTTCGGTGCAGAAATAGCCTCCCCATGACTTAGGAGCACCATCATGTGATTGTTTCCAGATCATGTGACCATGTGAGCATTGCGGTGCCTCTTGTATCAGCTCTCCACCCAATTGTTTTGCAATCTCATCCATTGATGATCCAAGTGATGGGATACCAGCTTGCTCGGCTTCTCCGGCTGTTTTGTAGCTGGGAACATCACCAAATTTGGTTGTCCAATAATCATAATCTTGAGGCTTTGTCGCATCATTGATTTTGATGTGCTCCATTTGCTCTTTTGTGACTTTCTCTGTGCCACCCATGACCAAGGCCATCACGCGCATCAAAGCTGAGGTGGCCGTATCCTCGCAAAACCAGCGTTTCATGTTCGGGTTGTACGCCTCACGATAGCCAAAAGCGTAATCAATACCGGCTGGCTCTGTTTCCTCTTGATTGCGCCATGCCTTAGCTTGTACCAGCACATAGCCTTTTTCGGCATTGAATTCAATGATGTGTGCCTCAAGCCTGCCTTGTGGAAATGTAGCTATCCAACGATCCGTGCGATCTTTGTTTCCTTCATAATTTTCTAGAAAACCGGCCATTAGTTGTTCACCTCATTAAGCTGTGAAATGTGGCGAGATACCGCCCGGCCTCGTGTATAGCCTTGCCGCTGGCCTTCCTTAAATCCGACCGCGTAGCACATGACAGCCCAAAAGGCTCCAGCAATGACCATAAAGATCACAATTGATAATTCGTTCATTTTATTGCTCCCGATTCTGGGAGCCGCGTATCAGCTCCCGAAATAGAGAGTGACAGGATCAGCCGACAAATTCAACAATCACGCTCAAATCATGGCGTGTCGCTACCAGATAAACGCCTTTCAATGCTTTTTTCGTATTCTGACTTTGTAGTTTTGTCTTTGAGGCCGTTGGATGCTAAAACGCCGCCCAAAGACCCCGTGAGAAAAATCGCCAATGTTTTGAGCAGATCGATGAAAGCTGCATCATTGGGAGCTTGTGCTCCGATTGGTTGTGTCACAAAGATCAACGCATAGGTGATGCCAAGAGTGACAATCAAGAAAACAAATGACAAAACCGCGCCAATGAGAAACATCAATCGAGCTTTGATTTCCTCTTGGCTTAATCTGTCTTTACTCTTGGAAGGCATCGCCTATCAAATCCTCTGTACAGGTGCCAGTCACCTTGCATTGTGGTTTCTGGCAATCTTTGTTTTCCCAATTTTCGTGCTCTTGACATGGGTATCTGACCCAGCCATCGTAACCACACCCGGCAAGGCTTGATGAAAGGATCAAAGCCAAGCCTGCCGCGCGTAGTTTCGGGATCATTTCCCCGTTGATCCGAAAGCTTGATCAGCTGGATTTAGCCAGCGCAAAATGACAGGCACAACCGCCGCCACGCCACCCATTGCCATTTGCTGCAATGATCCACCGGCCATGTACACGGCCAAAGCTGCCGCGATGTATGAGCGACCCCATGAGGCCGCAATTGCTTTTGCTTGTTCCATTATTTTTCTCCTTTTGGTCGATCTGGTAAATCACCAGAAAATGGCTCGTAAGCTGGCCGGCCGTAACCGACAACAAATGAGCGTGCTCCCAAAGCTCTTGATTTCACCATCACTTCTCCACCATTGCGCTGATCGCCACCGCCTGATGTGTTGCCTTCAATAGTCACGATTTGTTTCTCTGAACAGCGGATCACCAAGCCGATGTGGTTGATTGTTGTTTTGTCATCGATGATGAAATCAAAGAAAACAAAATCACCAATTTTTGGTGTGGTGTGCCATTGTTTGCGCTTTTGAAATGCCTCGGCTCCAGCTCTTGTGCTGACCACATTTGGCACCTTGACACCAGCTTGATGAGCACACCAATTAAGAAAAGAGCCGCACCACGGCAGCTTGTCGGCCTTCATAAATTTGCCGTACTTTGTCTCATTGTTGCCGGTTTCAGCTGTGCCAACCTCGGCCAACGCAACCTGAATCAAACGCGGCAATGTGCCTTGTGGAAATGTCATGCCAGTAATGCAGCTACTTCATCGGCAGATAGGCCAAGCTTATCAAGTACAGCTTGCTTGGCTGCATCTTTTGCAGCTTGCTCGGCTTCGCGCTCGGCTTGTGCTGCCGCTGCGGCTTCGCGTTCTGCAATGTCTTGTGCGGTTAATTCATGTTCAACAATTGTTGTTTTCTGTGTAACAACATCATAAATTGTTTCTGTTATTTTCATGTTATACCGCTCCATAAACTGTAATCGTGCCCGCGCTAAATGTTGATGCCAATGTCAAGAAACTAATTGATGAAATAACATTTGTGTCATTGAAGAAACCTTGCCAATTTCTATTTTCTCCACCATTGCCACCGCTATCAACATTTCCAGAATCGCCTGATAACACCTTTAATCCCGCGCTATTAGCACCGCGAATTGACAAAGATGCGTGAACATAACCACCTGTCGTGCTATTTGCTTTTCCTGCATCCATAGCAGTTGAGGCAAAACGACCTGTTGCACCGCCTAAAGTAGTTGCATAGGCGGAACCATTTGTATACTTGGAACCTGCCTGAGTGTAAACCGAGCCGGTGTTGCCGTTGAAACGCCATCTTAAATCTGAAGCCCCGGATGTTAAAGTTGCTTGTTCAATTATGACTAACAAATCATCATAACCACTCAAACCTGAAATTGTTGTGATTGTGCTTGACAAAGAAGCTGTGCCTAATTGTGCAAATGATTTTGTCGCGCTTGGAGAAGCCCACTTCAATCCAGTTGTTTCACCTGAATCTGCGGTTAATACCGTGCCATTTGCACCGACAGCAAGACGAGCAGCGGTATCGGCTGCGCTTGCTGCAATAATGTCACCTTTTGCATCAAAGATTGTTGCTGGTATGCCAGATGCATCTGTTGCCCATGTAAAGTCCATGTCGGTATTCGATGCTTTTGCTAAGACCTGACCTGTTGTGCCGCCTTTAAGGTCGGCCAATGATGTATCAACAGCTTGACCAAATACCTCAAAATCGGCCGGGAGCTGTGAGACTAAATCTGTGTTGGTCGGCATTTGCCAATTAAAATTACTCGTTGGATTGCTCATTTTTCTCCTTACGCCACGATTGTGGCATTGATCCAATCCAAAGTTGGATTGATTGTGTTCCATTGCTCTGTCACCGGCACATCGTTCCATCGCATGGCTTGCAATGAATAGCTGATCGGTGACAAAATCAATGAAACGCTGATCTGATTGTATCTGGCCGTAAATGTCCAGCCTTCAACAAAACCCAAATAATCGCCTGAATTCATGTTTAATGGCAGATCGGCAATTTCCACAGGCATACCCATGAAAACATTGATCAAGTCATCCCGATCGGCATCATCAAGCTCTGGATTTGTAAGCTCAAATGTGATGTTGTTGAAATTGAATCGTGGGAAAGCTCTCAGTTCTAAATAAAAATCAGCTTGATCTTGAGCATCTGCCGCGTGTTTGATTGTGGTGCTAAAAACCTGAGCCAATTGTCCGTAAAGCCCAACAGATTCAAGGCTGGTGGCAAAAACCTCATTGTTTGAATTTTGCCCATACTTGAGCGTAATTGTATTTCGTACATCACCCGTGCGAGATTGGATACTTAAACCCGATGCCAAAGCGTGGTTTGCTGTTAGCTCAACATAACCATTGGCAGCCAAATAATTGGTGCGGTGCGTGCTGTCTGCATAGCTAATCCGGCCTTGTGCATCCTCGTAAATGTAACCCAATCCCGATGTTGCCAAAGCTGAAACCAATGAATAAACATCAGTCACATCAGAGGAGCGATTTTCAAGCTCATAATTGCCGGGCCGATCAATTGTGCCCAAACCAGTATTTTCAGCATCTTGCCATTGAGTTGTTGCATCATAGGTTGCCCATGTCAATGCTCCTGGTACTTCCTCCCATGAGCTAAACAAAACCTCACTCAAAATTGTGTAAATTTGATCACCATCAAAATCATCTTGTAAAAAACCATCGGTCAATGCTTTTGGCAATCTAGCCAATGCACCCAATCCAATGATGTTGATGCGCTGTGCGTAATCGATGTTTCCAACCTCAGCAACGGCAATGCCTACTTCAACAACCGAGCCGCCAAAGATTGGAACAAATGTAGCTGTTGAATCTTGCAATTCAATTGTCATTGCATCATTGATTGCAATTGTCACATTTGATTGATCAAGGTTGATCAGCTCAAGATTGATGTATCCGGCTTGTGCCTGTTCATAAATGTTTGTCCGACCGCTGGTGATTGTTAGATTTGCCAAAATAGCGGTTTGGTATTGCACACCGCCGATTGTTACGCGCCAAACAGGATTGAAAATGCTCATGCGGAGAATTGCAAGGTGTTTGCTCCACCTGTGCCCCGATAAAAACTATTATTGAGAACATTGACGATGCTGCGCGCTGTGCCTTCGGGATCAAAAGCTCCTGAAACATTGATGTTGATCGTGGTGCCGCCTGATCCCAATCGGTTATTTGGTGTGATCATGCCGCTTGAATTTGGTGTGAATAATTCCGGCCCACGCTCACCCACAAGGTATGAGGTGCCTGATCGAACCGGCCCACCGGCAGCCTTGCCGCCTCCAAATACCTTGTCGATTACGCCGCCAATACCTTTAACAATTGGATTGTTTTTTACCAAATTGATGATTGATTTAATGCCATTGACAACATCGTTGATGAATCCAATCAAATCGGAAAATCCACCGACCAGACCACTCACAAGTTTTGCAATCACTTTAATTGCGGCTCCAAGAACCTCGCCCAAAGCTGGTGCAAGTGTTTCGGCAACGAATTCTGCAACCGACTTAAACAATTTGAAAAGTGGCTTTAACTTTTCCTCATTGTCTGCAATTGCTGTTGCAATGGAATCAAATGCTTCAAATAATCCTTCAATGATTGGTTCGACTGTCTTTTCAATTCCGGGGATGATGGTATCAACCAAAAAGTTCCACCATGATGTGATGATTGGCAAAACATCATCTTTGAAAATTGTTGCCAAATTGCTAAAAGTCGGGCCAAGTTTTTCGCCAATTTGTGTTGAAAGATCAGCAATTACAGGCACAACTTTTTCAACAAATAAAGTGACCATCGGTGTGATTGCATCAAGTACAAATGATCCGACAGTCTCTTTGCCTTCATCAAATGCGACCTTAAGGCGATCCATTTTGCCTTGAAATGTCTCAGCTTGTGTTGATGCTTGTCCGCCAAATGTTTCTGAAAGATTTTTGGTTACTTCATCCAATGACATTGAATTAAGCTCGGCTGTGCTAAGACCCACGCCCAATTTTGCTAGAGCTCCTGTGTTGCCTTCATAGGCTTTGCCCAAAGCATTGGAGACAGCTTCGAGTGATTTTCCTGATCCGGCTGCAATGTCCAAAGCCAATGTTTGTAAATCTTGAGCTGTTTGCAAATCACCCGTGGCCCGGGTCAATCTTTCTAGCGATGGCCTTAATTCATCATCGGTCACACCGGTGGCCAAAGAGGTTTGTAAAATGAAATTCTCTGTTGCCGAAATTTGTTTGTCGGTTGCACCAGTTACATTTTGGAGCGTGGCCGCCAATTTGGCTTGTGCAGCTTCATCGGCAATGGCTGATTGAACGCCATCAACCAGCAATTTGCCAGCATAGACAGCGGCAGCGGCTCCGGCAGCGGCAAAAGCAATTCCGGCCTTTGAGGCAAATCCATCGAGCTTTGATCCAAATCCGCTGACCTCGGTTGAGCCGGTATCAAGATTCTTTTTGAGATTGTCAATGTCAGCTAAAATGGAGAGCTTGAGTGTGCGCGATCCGCCTAATGCCATGTCACCACTCCTTCAAAATCTTTGTAAATGCATCCTCCCATTGGGAAATGATGTAAGGCTGCTCATCTCTCAATGTTGGATAAATAAAGTATCCTCGTGATCCACGGCCTTCACGGCCAGACCACACCGGGAATTGTTTGAATTTATTTGAGCCAAACTCATACCCACCCCAAAGCTGTTGAGTATTTCCGCCACCGCTAAACTTTTGAGCAACAAAACCAAATGACAGTTCACCGATCTTTGATGATTTGCTCACCCGGGAGCCTTGTGCGATTCGTGAGGCAGCTTGATTCGGGCGGCTTCCAGCTGCACCAATAATCTTGCCTTGCACATAAGTGGCCAAATCATTTGAAACACTTTTGGCTTGAGCAACAGCTTCAACATCCATGCCTTTGAACGCGCTTAGAATTCCGCGCAATTCCGCCTTGTCATAGGTGATTGGTTCAGTTGCCATTTTTTGTCCTCAAAATCTCAATCGCGGTTAAAACATCCTCAGCTGTTTGAAACTCCGATCGTGACAATCCGGTTGCGATCGCCAATTCCCAAATTGTCCGGTTTATTGATCCGGATTGGTAACTTTTGGGTTTGCGGTTTCTCCCATGTCAATGTCGGTGACAGTTTCACACCACACCTCAAAAGGCTTCACAGGCTTTCCAGCTGATTCGCGTTTCATTGCGTGATAAGCCAAAAACATCAAATCAGCGATGCCCAATTTCTCAGATACCTGTTGAATTGTGTTTCCGGTTTTCTGTTCCCATTTCATCCACTCCGGTGGGAGAGCTGTGTAGGTTGCTCTCTCACCAGTCGTGAATTCAATTGTGATTGGTAGTTTCATGCTCCCGATCTCCTTTTTATAGTGTTGGTGTTGTCACACAGGTAAATGCTAATGAAACAGTTTGTGCATCTGGTGCTGTGCCTCCAGCTGATGGAAAAACAGGTTGCACATCAAAATTGAACACCGATCCTGATGCAGCTGTAAAAACAACCGCCAATGGTGTGTTTGGTGCTGTGTCTGCCGCTGTCCATAGCGCGTTGCATAGTGATCCACCGGCTGGCCAATCTGCCAGCATCTCAACAGCAAATGTGCCTTGTGAATCGGTCGTAAAATACGCCTTGCCCGAAAGTGTTTGGTATGTATTGATCGTTGAATCAATTGTCAATGTTGCTGATGTGGCCTGTGCATCGTAGTTATCACCATCAATGGTGAAAGTGATGTCTCTGCCGGTGACGATTGTTGTTGGCATGATTTCTCCTTAGTTGGTGTAATAGGTGCTAATTTGTAAATCGGCCGTAAGATACTTTCCGGCTCCGACTTCCAAAGGTTGAGGTGAGCTCACATCGCCAACGACATAACCATTTGGCATTGTGCTGATGATATCGATCATCAATTTTTCGAGATTGTCCAAAGCTGCCGCGTTGTTGGCATAAGCCACAATACCGGTCACATTGAGATTGATTCTGACTTTTGTCGTTGATCCATTGATCAAAACGCTCTCAAGATAAGGCGATCCCGGCACCAAACAAATGGATGGGCTAGTCATAGTTTCTGGAATTCCGTTGTACACATTGGCCGCAATAGTTGAAAGTGCTGTTTGCAGCGGTGTGCGGATTGCTGATTCAATGCTCATTGAGCCATCGTTTCAACATCTAAAAATGGCCCCAAAAGCCCAATTACTCTGTTGCTCAAGCTGCGCCCGAGTACGAACGGGCTCGGCTGGAAATTGTCTGACATGATCTGATTGCCGGGAGCTGTAATGCTCTGGAAAATTTCAACCGCTACAACCAAGATTGCATTTTCAATTGGTGGCGTGTTTGCATAAAGCGATGCGGCTGATCCACCGGATAAGGTAGCCGATGCGGAAGGAATAAACGGCAACGGGTATGTTCGATCAGCCGCCGCTGTTGCAGCTGTGAAGGTGTATGGCTCAATCCGATCATCGGTGACTGTATAAGTCGCGCTATAAGCTCCGGCCCCGGTAACAATTACAGATTGACCCGGCACAAAATAATTTGGCCGCATTGTGGTGAAATATATGACGGAATCACTCACATTGGCAAAAGTCACCGATGATTGGTATTGCGTAAGTAAAGGCAAAACTGTTTGTTCAGCGGAATCAATAAATGAATCCAATTGAGCATCACTATACAAAGAAACCGAGACACCAAGAATTGACCTCAGCTGTGAGGCTGTGACTATTGCTGGCATCTCGGTTCCTTTCGTGTCAGTAGCGTTCGGGAGCGACCGCTACCGATAGTGATTTATGGGAGGTTGTTGAATTGTGCGCCGTTTGGCACCTTGGCAGCTAGTGCGCCGTAGCCGTAGTACAGGATGTCAATTGTTCCATCGCTGTTGATGTTGCTGCGTAGCGTAAAGCGTGGGCTCTCATACCATGTGTATGAATCTGGGTTCACAACTACCATTGAAGAATCGCCATCGGCTGTTGTTGTACCAGCGTTACCAAATGAGCGTGAAACATAAAGGTTCAGACCCGGTGAAACTACACCGCGCAATGAATCTCCGCGAACATTTCCAGCTGCGTTGCTAGGTTGTGCGGCATTGTAAAGAGGTGCGCCATTGTCGTTGTATCCCATGATGTTTCCCCATTGTGTTGGTGAAACGATCAATGAGCGAGCAAATCCAAGTGATGCGCCATAAACATTTGCGGCTGCCTTTGATGTGTATCCAAGGAATCCGGTTGCTGAATTTGCTGATTGTGCTGTCACAGTAGTGACGGCCGCTTGCATTGCTGCAAGTGCATATTCATCAGTCTCTTTTGCATAAGCAAATTCAAGATTCTGGAGCAAAGCTGTTAGGTACTCTGGTCGGCTGCGATCAATGAGCTCTACTGTCGAGATCGCACGGCCTTTGAACGGCTGTACGGAAACTGACAAAAATGTTGCTGATAGTGATGATTCTGTAACTGCATCGTTTTCGTTGATTGGCAAAACTGTTGGCACAGCTGTTACGCGTGGCAACTCAAATGTCATGCCTTCAGCAACAAGAGTTTCACGGCTGATGCCATCAATTGTGCCACGATCAGCATTTGCAAGTGCATTGATTACCTGTGTGCTTTGTGGTGTTGGGATCATGCCCGGTGCAGTTGATGTTGTGTTATCCGCTGCCTTTACATACTGGCGTGAATCCTCATCATGTAAAACGCTCGCGCGTAGATAGTGCTCAAGATAAGAAACCTTGTCCACGATTGGTGAGCGTGGTGCTGTGTAATAAGCTGGGCGCGATGCCTGTACAGGTGCGACTTCTGGAGCTGCTACCGGTTCAACGGCAGGAGCGGCTTGTTCGGTAGTGTTTTCCACTTTGTCTCCTTCATTTTGGTTTGTGTTATCTGCAACTGTTTCAGTTTCAGAATCCTCTGATGCGGCTACCTCAGAAACCCGTGCAGATCGCACGGCTGGTTCAGTAACCAATGCAACAGCTGTGAGCTGTCCATTGAGCACCTTCATGGTGCCATCTTTTTGCATTTCGTAATTGTCTACAGCCAACTCAATTGAGAATCCATCGCGTAGGCCTTCCATGGCCTCTGTCAATGCATCTGTCCCAGCTGTTGTGTTAGCAATCTTAAATGTAGCGGTCATTTCTTTGTCATTGACAGACATGGCCACGCTGCGGCCAATTCTGCGTGTGTTGTCATGCTCAAGATTTAAGAAAACATCATTTGGCTGGATTGATCCACGAGCAAAAACAACCTTGCCGGTTGATGCATTTGCGTGCTCATTGAAAGCAACGATGCGACCGCTGATGGTGCGTGCATCTGAATCAGCTGCCGTGATTTGCATTGGTGTTGTTAGCTTCATGAAATCATGTCCTCCATTTGTCTAATTTCATCGGTGGTGATCGCACCGATTTCAAACAAAATCTTGTAAATGTCTGCGCGCTCTTTTTCTGATCCGCGCAAATACGCCTTCAGATCAAACTCCACGCGCTGTGTGCTAGGTGTGAAATCTGGCATTGAAAGTCTTGATGAAATGCTGTTCATCAGCGGCAAAAGTGAAAAGTCCAAAAGAGTTTGACGCGCCGTTTGGGCGTTTGCATAGGTCATGGATGATCCAGTCGGCGCATCAATAAAGTAGGCCGGAATCCCCACGGCTCTTGCTAGTTCGGTTGCAATGATTTCGCGTGCAGCGTTAAGCCCAATTTGCTCCGGTGTGAATCCAACTGTTGTCAATTCAACATCGGCATTGAGAAAAGCGGTGCCGCGATTTCTACGAGCTGCACCCCACGCATCCAACAGCTTAGCAATGCGGTCGGCTGGCAATGCTGTTCCATTGGATTTCAAAACCATCGATGGCACCGGTTCGCGCGCGTACATTGCGGCAGCTCTTTCAAGCTCTGCACCAGCACGGATTGTGCGACCAGCTCTATTCAATAAACCTTCATCATTGCCATAAAACACAACAAGTGAGCCAACACCAGTCATTGGCACACGCGATCCATCGACTGTGTAATACTCAATTTGCGTGCCGATTGAATTTAAGAAAACACCAACACGATTAGGAGCAACGCGCCACATTTGGCGCACGCGGCCTGTATCGGCAAACAAATCAATAATTTGAAAATACGAGAATCCTGTGAAAAGTAAATCCTCACAAGCCCACACCCATGATGCTGCTCCTGGTACCCGTTTGTCCGGATCGGAAATGACAACAGGTTGATCGATGATTTGACCTGTTGCTTTGTCGCGTGTGATCAAAGGAATTGTGGCGATTGAATTGCAGATCATGTTTCGCGCACGAGCAATTGCCGGCACACTCATTGCTTCCTCGCGGCTTACAATGTAATCGGCTCCACCAAATGGAAAAAATGCATCAAGTGTTGGAGCTGGCCCGATTTGTGCAGCTATGTCTGCACCACGCGATGGCGCGACTGTTTCAATGGTGCGCTTTCGGTCAAATAATCCCATGGGAGCATTTTTGCAAAATGTCAAGCATCAACCCACCAAAATGTCGATTTCGGTTTCTGGGCGTGTCGCAAAGTGTGTGACGAGTGCTGATGCTACGGCAGCGGCCACGGCCGTACCGCTGGCACGCCTTCCAATAACCCAACCTCCATCGCCTCTACGCAATTGCACAGCTGAAAGGATTTGCTCTGTGAGCTTTGATTGGTTTCGGTGTTTTAATCGCCCGGAATTGATCGCACCCAACAATTCATCACAAGCTTGAGGATAATCGGCATCCATGTCATGGATTGGAATACCAGCCGGCTGCATACGAGCTGCAACCGCTCCGGATGTTCTCCGGCTGTATAACAAATACTCAATTGGGTATTTGCGACAGTATGAGGCAGCATCATTGGCAATGGCGCGATCATCAAGCTGGATGGTGTTTTCCCATGTGTGCAATAGCTTCACAATAAAGCTTTCCGAGCCAAGCTTTTGAGCTGCGACCAATGCTGCATTTTTTCTGTCCGGTGAAATGTCGATTGCCATCCATGTGAGCTTGTCCTCATCCAGATCAATTGTTTCATCGCCACACTCTTGCCACTCTTTGGCTCCCACCACGCTGGAGATTGTTTGAACCCACCTGTTCAAAACCTCGGTCATAACAACATCGGGAGGATCATTGAAAACAGCTCTGATGTTGTCTGGGTGAATTGTTATGTTGAGGCCGGGATTGGCAAAAGCTGCATTTTCCAATGAAATCTCATCGGTGGGTGCAGACCACTCAAAATAGCCAACATCATCGATCGCCCCACTAGCTGCGGCCAATCCTCTCTCACGCAATTGATTGAGCACCATTGAGTGAGAATCACCAGCTGAGGAAAAGCAATTAACCTGTGGATTTTTGGCAGCCATTAAGGTGTATCGCATAGCTGCAAAAGTTTCCATGTCGTGCAGTTCTCGGATTTCATCCATGTGGATGGTTTCGGGTTTGCTCAAACCACGAGCCGCCGATCCTCCAGCCTTGATAATAAACCGATTACCTTTGATGGTTTGAATTTCCTCGGCTCCATGTTGCCAGCGTATGCGCTTAACCTGATTGGCCAAATCCGCATTTTCCTCAATGATCTGCACAATCGCTCGAAATTGCTCCAGCGATGTAACCAATCTGTGAGCTGTTGAAACCTGCAACGATTCATCCCAATGGAAAAGACCCATCATGATCCGCGCCATCATGTAGGTACTTTTGCCATTTTGACGAGCTACGGTGGCAACCGTTACAGGATGGTGGTACCTCCCATCCGGCTTGATTTTCAAGCTGTGCAATTGCGTAGAGGCGATGGAGGTTGGGTTATTGGAAGGCGTGCCCGCGGTAGTGGCGGGGACGGTGGCGTGGCATTAGCACCTGTCATCCC